CCCGTGATATACTGTACGTGTAAAAAAGCAACCGAAGGCGCTGCCGATTGGCCGCGTCTTTTCATTTGCCTATTGAAAGGTGGGTGAATATCTTGACCAGAAAGCAAAAGCGGTTTTGTGAAGAATATCTTATTGACTTAAATGCAACGCAGGCGGCGATACGGGCGGGGTATTCGCCTGCTTCGGCTAGAGATATTGGATATGAAAACCTGACAAAACCCGATATTCGCGCGCGTGTAGATAAGACTCTGGCTGAGCGTTCGCGTAGGACCGGCATAAATGCTGATTTGGTGCTTGAAGAACTGGGAAGACTTATGCGGGTAAATGCTGCAGATGTCATCAACATTGCCGATGCTACTATTAGTAACTCCGCATCCAGAGAAGACACTGCTTGCATATCTTCCGTAAAGGTCAAGATTATTCCAACGGAGAATGGGGAGATTGTGGAGCGTGAAATTAAGCTTCATGATAAATTAAAAGCCATTGAGCTTGCAGGCAAGCATCTTGGTATGTTCAAGGACAAGATGGAGCTGAGTGGTAAGGTTGACATCGGAAGCGACAAGTTGGATGCCATACTAGAACAGCTAAAGGAATAGGGGGCGTTTGCATTGAGCGAACAACTCCTCTTATCGCCGAAGTACAAGGCTTTTCTTAAACACGATGCTTCAGTAGAGTTTCTTGAAGGCACAACCCTGGCCGGCAAAACCACGGTCGGGGTTTTTAAGTTTATGCTGCGGGTGGCGCAAAGCTCCAAGAAACTACACATCCTCTCCGGCCTCGACCTCGGCACAATCGAAAAGAACATCATCAACAAGGAGCTCGGAATTCTGGATGTGTTCGGTCCTCTGGTGCAATATAACGCATCAGGGAGAGGGCAACACTCTTTGCCTCATATTGCCTACCAGGACAATATTATCTATGTTTTTGGATACGACAATAAAGCACGTTGGAAAAAGGCCCTGGGCGGCCAATACGGCTGCTTGTACATTGACGAGATCAATATAGCCGACATGGAGTATGTCCGTGAAGCGGCAATGCGCTGTGATTATCTAATTGCAACACTCAATCCGGACGATCCGGACCTGCCGGTATACGAGGAATACATAAATCACAGCAGACCACTTCCGGAATATAAGGATGACGCCCCGGAAGAACTGAATCAAATGCTTAATGAAGAACCAAAGCCCGGTTGGGTGCATTGGTTCTTTTCTTTTGATCATAATCTGGGATTGACGCCCGAAAAGAAAGCACTGGTTATCGGTAATGTTCCAGAGGGTACCAAGCTGTATAAGAACAAAATCCTTGGTTTGCGTGGTCGCGCGACAGGTTTGGTGTTTAATCTCCGGCCAGAGAATATTATTACACCGGCAAAGGCGAAGGAATTTAAATATCTGCTGTTTACCTGCGGGGTGGATACCTCGTACTCAAGGCAGTCTGACGATACGTTCGCTTTTGTTTTTTCCGGCATAACTGTAGACCGGAAAAAGATAACGCTTGAAGACCGGGTATACAACAACCGCGATTTAAAGGCTCCTCTGTCTCCGAGTGATATCCCGCCGTTACTGGTAAAGTTCCTTGAAGATTGCCGTTCCAAATGGGGGTTTACGAAAAACATCTTTATTGATTCAGCCGATCAGGCGACCATACTTGAATGCCAAAAGTATAAAAAGGCACACGGCTGCATTTATACATTTAATCCTGCATGGAAAAAAACAACGATAATCGATCGTATTAACTTGCAAGCCGGGTGGATGGCACATGAGGATTTTCTAGTCGTCGACACCTGCAAGGCAAGCATACGAGAGCTGAATACATATAGTTGGAAAGAGGATAAGGACGAGCCGGAGGACAGGAACGACCACACCATTAACGCCGACCAATACGGCTGGTTGCCGTTTCGGGATAAAATTGGTAAGCTGGGGGCTCCGAAAAACAATGAGGGGTGAAAACATTGCAGATAGACACGGTAATTGAGTACCTGAAAAAAGAGCTTAAATATGAAGATTTGCCGAGTGCGTATTACACTCACATAGCCGAGTGGGCTGCCTGGTGGAGGGGCTTTTATAAGCCATTCCATCAATTCGCTGAGCGAAGCTCTGATAACCGCATAATTAAACGTGACTTATATACGCTTAAAATGGCAAAAAAGATTTGTGAGGACTGGGCGGCTATATTGCTCAACGAAAAAACACAGATAATTATCGACGATAATAAGAGCAGTGCATTTGTGCAAGGTGAAGATGGGCTTGGCGGAGCATTTGGTGACAATGATTTCTGGGAACAAGGCAATGCACTTGTCGAAAAGGCTTTTATGAGTGGTACCGGTGCATTTGTTCTTCGCGTTGATGGTATGAAGCTCATCGGCGAAAGAATTGTCAAGGACAAAGGCGCATCTATTCGCATCGAATATTTAACGGCAGATCATATTGTCCCGCTATCAATACGACAGGGTAAAATTACCGATGTTGCCTTTATCTCTGAGGTTCTTCAACGAGGAAAAAAGTATATCTACATAGAAACACATATACTCAATGACAGTAAGGAGTATGAAATAACTAATCGCTATTTCCGTGAGGAAGAGGGCTCACTGGTACCTGAGCAGCTCCCCGAAGGAATAATAGAATCCTTCGTAACTGGTGCAGACATACCGCTGTTTTCCATTATATCGCCAAACATAGTAAACAATATTGACGGCTCGAACGGATTAGGTATATCAATCTTTGCAAATGCAATAGACAATCTGAAGGGTATCGACCTGGCATACAATAATTTCAACCGCGATCTAAAGCTGGGCGGGAAAAAAGTTTTTCTTAACAAATCTCTTGTACAATACGATGAGACCGGGAACGCAATTACGCCTGACGATGTGGCTCAACAGCTGTTCGTCCAGGTGGGAGAGGACAGCATGGCCGAAAACGGCAATAAGCAGATACATGAGTTTAACCCTGCATTGCGAATAAACGAAAACAAAGATGCTATACAGGCACAGCTCGACTACCTGTCTTTTAAATGCGGACTGGGAACGAAGCATTATCAGTTTAATGCAGGCAGTGTGGTCACCGCAACACAGTACATGGGCGACAAACAGGAGCTTATTCAGAATGCTGCAAAGCATTACATTGTTATTGAGCGAGCGCTGATAACACTTGTCCGTGCTATTCTATGGGTTGGCAGCGAAGTTATCGGAGTGTCGGTTGATCCGGATACGCAGATGACGGTAAATTTCGAGGATAGCTATATCATTGACAAAGAATCGGAGCGCCAGCGGGATCTACAAGAAATCCGAGACGGATTAATGCAGCCCTGGGAATATCGGGTTAAATGGCGCGGTGAGGATGAGGCAAAAGCCAAAAAGATGGTTGGCGCTGAAGTTACCGATGATGAATTAATGGGCTTTGGCGGTGGTGAATAGTGCTCAAACCGAAATACATCGAGCAGCTTCCGCAGCGGATGATCGATCTGTATGCGGAGGTGGAACAGGATATCATATCCGATATGGCACGCCGCTTGTCCCAAATGGATTTTATACCATCTGCTTACTGGCAATATCAGAAGCTGATAGAAATGGGGAACTTCCATAGCTATATCATGGAGGCGTTGTCCTCCCGCACAGGCCTGGCACGGCGGGAGATTGAACGCCTGATGGAGGAAGCGGGTGTAAAGGCGATTTCATTTGATACCGCCATATACAATCGCGCCGGGCTAAAACCACCGCCGTTGGCCGCCTCTCCCGCCATGCAAGCTGTACTGCAATCAGGCATGGACAACACATTTGGGCTGTTTCAGAATCTATCCCGCACCACGGCGAACACCGCCACAAAGCAGTTTGAGGGTGCGCTTGACCGGGCGTGGTTGCAGATTACTTCCGGCGCATTTTCTCATACAGAGTCCGTCCGGATGGCAGTAAAGGATTTAGCATCTAAGGGAGTTGCATCTATTACTTACCCAACCGGCCATACCGACTATTTGGAAGTGGCCGTGCGCCGGGCGGTGGTGACGGGCGTAAATCAGACCTCATTAAAAATGCAGGACACCCTTGCGGATGAGATGGGCTGTGACCTCGTGGAAACCTCTGCGCACGCAGGCGCCCGTCCATCCCATGCGGAATGGCAGGGCCGGATATTCAGCCGGTCCGGTACGCATTCCAAATACCCCGACTTCCGCCAGTCCACGGGATACGGCACCGGCGAGGGTTTGGGAGGATGGAACTGCCGGCACAGCTATTTTCCTTATTTCGAGGGCATGGCGCCGGTGTATTCATCGGACGATCTGGAGGATATGAACGCCAAAAAGTACGAGTATAACGGTGAAAAACTGACCGAATACGAAGCTACGCAAAAGCAGC